GTGACGAACAAGCGCCCATCGAGCGCGACGATCGTGAAGCTCGAGAACTTTTACGACTTTCACAGCTGGAAGGACGTGACCCGCTACAAGACGCGGTTGCAGGACGCCTTGCACTCGACCGGCTCGACGCGCTTGCCGAGAGCGACGGTGATCCAAATCAGATCGCTTGGGCTGACGGGCTGAGGCGGGAGTTGCGCGAGCGATTCAATGAGATTGCGCCGACGAAATTCAAGATTAGGAATGACGAATGTTCGAATGACGAATGGAGGAAGCGGTGAACGCTATCGAGTGCATTTCATTCGTCATTTGGATTTTCAACCAGACCATTTTCACAGAAGTTTTCACTTCACAAAGGAGGCCATCATGGCTGCCGGCGACCCTGGGAAAGAACAGTTTCGCAGAATCATCACGGAGTTTCGCAATCTGCACATCTTGGCGGCGCTCGGACCGCTCTTTGACTTCCGCAGCGAAGTCGTCGCCAACGACGAGTTCGGCGTTCGCGGCGGTCTTGATGAGACGACGAAGGATCACTACGTCGAGCATCTGCTCGCGTGCGATCGGATGCGGCGGCGGGTGACCTACAACCCGGAGAAGACGCCGCTGGGCGATCTCATTGAGCGGGCGATCAACTCGAACGAGACGCTGCTTGGTTCGACGGCGCCGTTTGGCGGCGACGAAATCCAAGAGGCGCCGGGCGGGCTCGTGAGCTTGCCGTGGTCGATCGACGGTTCGGATCCCAACATTCCGTTGGGGAGTCAGCTGAACTTTCGCAGCCAGAACGCGCTGGTGCTGCTCGGCGCGATCGATCGCGCGATCGTTAACTGGACGCGACTGGAGAGTCGCTTTCGGACTTCCTTCATCTACGTGAAGGACTCGATGCGGATGTACGGCAGCTACGTGCAGGTGCTGGAGTACCTCAAGGCGTTCGCGGGCGATGCCAATCGCGTCGACATGGCCTCAGGCGTGCGACCGACGGAGGAACCGCAGGGGCCTGGGGATTCGCCGAATTTGAAGACGGAGTCGGGGAAAGCGGCGGCGGCGACGGTGCGGTAGTAGTCCTTATAGCCCCGGCCTCTGGCCGGGGGTCGCGCACGATGCCGTTGCGTCTGGCAGCGCGACCCCCCGGCGGAGCCGGGGGCTGCAAACACATGGGAACCAATTCCGATGGATTGTCAGCATGAAGTCGAAACGCAGGTGGTGCATCTCGCCGCGTTTTTGCGGAGTGAGTTGGGATACGGCGTCGACGGGGCCGGGGCGATCCAGCGCGAGCTTCAGGAGCAGGCACAAATGATCGCATCGATTGACGACACCTTGCGCGGGCGCGGAGATGAGCTGGGGCTCGTCGGCTGGATGATGGTGCTGCGGCGGACGTGGATCGCGATGGTCGCGCTGCTTGGCATGGCGCTGGGGTACGTCGCGAACGACGTCGTCGATGCGCTCGGAATGCAACAGGGGGAGCAACATGCCCATTCGAGATCGAATCCGTGAACTTCGGCGCGTGCCGGCGGGGGAGCTGCGACCGAATCCACGCAACTGGCGGCTGCATCCTGAGTCGCAGCGCGCTGCATTACGGAGCCTGCTGGCGGAGGTTGGTTATGCGGGCGCGCTACTAGCGCGCGAGCTGGAGGATGGTTCGCTGGAGTTGATCGACGGGCACTTGCGCGCGGAGACGACGCCTGACGAGGTCGTGCCGGTGTTGGTGCTCGACGTCAGCGCGGCGGAGGCGGAGAAGATTCTGTTGACGCACGATCCGCTGGCGGCGATGGCGGAAACGGACCGCGAGCAGCTGGCGACGTTGTTGGCGGAAGTGGAGTTCCTCAGTCCTGAAATCGAGGAGCTGCTGCAGGGGGTGGCGAATACGGTCGTCGAAATTGATGGAGCATGCTCGTCGGAACGTGAGGACGTGGTCATTCCGGAGTCATGGCAGGTCGTCGTGGAGTGTCGCGACGAGGCGGATCAACGCGAGATCTTTGAACGCATGCGCGGGGAGGGGTACCGATGCCGAGTCTTGACGTTGTCGTGAGTTGCCCCGTCTACGATTCGTTTCGGGTCCAACAGGTGGCTGGGATGTTCGACGTGTCGCTGGCGGAGAAGGCGACGGAGAGGTTTGCCGTCGAGTTGCCTGGGGAGGACGAAGCTTGGGACGTGGGGTTGATTGTGGGGCCTTCGGGGAGTGGGAAGAGCACCGTGGCATCGCGGTTCTACGGCGAAAAACTCTATCGCGGCGCGGAGTGGCCGGAGGATCGCGCGGTGATTGACTGTTTCGGCGACCTACCGGTGCGGCACGCGGTGGAATTGTTCACGGCGGTGGGGTTCAGTTCGCCGCCGGCATGGGTGAAGCCCTATCGCGTGCTGAGTTGCGGGGAGCGGTTTCGGTGTGATTTGGCGCGGGCGTTGGGGGTGGGGGACGCAACAACATCGGCATTAACGAGCGATGTTAGCCGCGACCCGGTAGGGGAGCGCTCCGCTGGCGCGTCGCGGCTAACCGTGGCGTTTGATGAGTTTACTAGTGTTGTTGATCGGAATGTGGCGCGGGCTTGTTCGCATGCGATCGCGAAGGGGATTCGGCGCGGGAGCATTGCTTGTCGGTTTGTGGCGGTGACGTGTCATTACGACGTCGCGGAGTGGCTGGAAGCCGATTGGGCGCTTGATATGGCGACTGGTCATTTGCAGCGGAGGCGTCTTCGGCGGCCTGCGATCGAGCTTGAAATCCATCGCTGCGGCGTGGCGCCGTGGCGAATGTTTGCGCGTCATCACTATTTGAGCGGGGCGCTGGCGCCCGGCGCGCGGTGCTATCTGGCGACGTGGGAGGGAGAGCCGGTGACGTTCTGTGCGACGTTGCCGGTGATTGCGAAGCGGAACCATCGGCGGTTCACGCGGATCGTGACGTTGCCGGACTATCAGGGGATGGGGATCGGCATGCGCGTCGTCGCGGCGGTGGCGTCGCTCCATCGCGCGGAGGGACTGCGGATCAACGTCACCAGCAGTCATCCGGCGCTGATTCGGCATTGTGCGCGGTCGAGCGATTGGCGAACGGTGAATGTGAAAAAGACGGGGTCGAGTCCGAGCGGGTCGAAGCGGTTTGCCAAGTATCGGAGCTCGGCGGGGCGGGCGGTGGTTTCGTTTGAGTATGTGGGGGAGTAGTGCGAAGGGGGAAGGCGGAGGGGGGAAGGGGGACGATGCGTCATCCTGAGCGGAGCGAAGGATCTGGAAGCTCGATCGAGTGGCTAGATTCTTCGCTCCGCTCAGAATGACAAGNNAGAATGACAACGCGAAAGGGGGGGCGACATGTTGGAGGATTTGGAGCGAGCGAAGATTTGCGACGTGGTGAAGTTTGGCTGCGGACGGGAGGCGGCGGCGAAGTGCGTGGGGCTGACGCTTGAGCAGTTGGAGGCGGAGTTGGTGCGCGACGAAACGCTTGCCAGAGATCTGCTGCGCGCAGAAGGGGCGGCGGTGCTCTCGTACATGGGGCATGTACGCAAAGCGGCGAGTGATGAGAAGCACTGGCGGTCGAGCGTCTGGTGGCTCGAGCAGCAGGCGCGGATCGACAAGCTCAGCGGGCCGGAACGCTTGACGTTTACCGAGGCGATTTTGGAAACGCTGGAGCGGTTCGCTGAAATGATCGTCGCGGAGGTTTCGGACGTGAAGCGGCGGAGCGCGCTGCTGACGAAGCTGACGAACATTGCAGCGCAAGGAGTCGGCAAGGTCGACGAGTCGCATGTGATCGACGTCGAGCCGGTGCAATTGACCTTGTCGCCGGCGGCTGAGAAAGAGGCGTCGGCAAGCGAGACGTTGGAAACGGAGGGGGACGATGATTGAAGCTCGCGAGTTTTGCTTGGTGAACGTCCAGCCGAAAGTGACGCACGACTGGAAGGAGAGGGTTCTTGATGCGTTAGCCAAGGAATTGGTCAGCCGGGTCGTCGTGCAGACGGAAGAGGCGAGGAAGTCGATGCCGCTCTTGGAGTGGGGGGAGTTGCTGCTGGAGAGCTACTTTCGACTGCCGCCGTCGAAGATGCATCGTTGGCTGGGGAAGGAACTCGATCGACTGCGATCGTCCCGCGGCGTGAAGCTCAACGTGGTGGGGCCGCGCGGCAGCGCCAAGAGCACATTGGCGACGCTCGCCTACGTGCTGCGCGCGGCGGTCGAGGGGGAGGAGCCGTACATTTGGATCGTCTCCGACACGCAGGATCAGGCGAAAAAGCACCTGGCTCATGTGAAGAACGAACTGGAGCGAAATCAGTTGCTAGCGGCGCTTTATCCTCGCGCAGCAGGTAAGGGCAAGGACAAGCAGTGGCGACGCGACGCGATTGAACTGCTCAATGGCGTCGTGGTCGAAGCCTACGGCACGGGGCAGCATTTGCGAGGTCGACGGCGGTTGCAGCATCGGCCTTCGCTGATCGTGTGCGACGATTTGCAGAACGATGCGCATATCACTTCGGGGCTGCAGCGGAGTCATAGCAGCGAGTGGTTCCATAGCGCCCTGATGAAGGCAGGCGACGGCAAAACGAACGTGGTGAACATAGCCACGGCGCTCCATCGCGACGCGCTGGCGATGGAGCTGCATCGCTCGCCAGGGTGGCGTTCGGGGTTGTTCAAGGCGATCGAGACGTGGCCCGAGCGGACTGATCTGTGGGGCGAGTGGGAAGCGATGTACGCCAACGCCGAGGATCCAGACGCGGCGGGGTATGCGCGGATTTTCTTCGAAGATCATCGGGCGGAGATGACGGCAGGCGCGGAACTGCTTTGGCCGGAGCATGAAGGGTTGTACGCGCTGATGACGATGCGCGTCGACTCGGGACGGACGACTTTTGAGCGAGAAAAGCAAAGCTCGCCAATTGATCCGACGAAGTGCGAGTGGCCTGACGATTACTTCGGCCATCACATCTGGTTCGACAAGTGGCCGCCGGGGTTGACGGTGAGGGTGGTCGCGCTCGATCCCAGCAAAGGGGCCGATGCGCGGCATGGCGATTACTCGGCCTACGTGCTGCTGGGGATTGATCGGCACGACGTGTTGTACGTCGAGGCGGATATGGAGCGTCGGCCGACGCCGGTGATGGTCGACGACGGGGTGCGGATTATCCATCGGTTTAGGCCGGAGGCGGTGGCGATCGAAGGGAACTTGTATCAGGAGCTGCTCAAGGGAGAGTTCGAACGGGCGTGTCGTGAGCAACACACCGGTTTTCCGCGCGTGGAGATGGACGTCAACACGGTGAACAAGAACGTGCGGATTCGTCGGATTGGGCCACTCTTGGCGCAGCGGCGGATGCGGTTTTTGAAGAAAAGCCCATCGACGCGGCTGCTGGTCGATCAGTTGCGCGATTTTCCGTTGGGCTCACACGACGATGGACCTGATGCGCTGGAGATGGCGATTCGGTTGGCGTACACGTTGAAGGGCGAGCCGTGGGATGACGGGTTGGGGGGGAACGTGTTGGGGTGGACCTAGGGAAAAGGCAGGGGAACTGAACCGCCAAGGACGCCAAGTACGCCAAGGAAATGCGGGGAGGGAATGAACCAGGACGGCACGACGGAAGTAGTTTCATTCGTTTCTATTCTTGCATTCTCTTTGCGCCTCTGCGCCTTTGCGTGAGATTCTCCTGAGAAAGACATGTCTCTCGCAAAGGCGCGAAGGCGCTAAGGAAATTGGTGAAAGGTTGCATCTCATTGGCGAACCTTGGCGTCCTTGGCGGTTCAATTTTTTGAATTAGAGCAGAGACAGAGTGGAGAGGAGATAAGCGATGACGCAGTATTTGGATGAGTATGAGCAACGCGTGAGCGAGGCGGTCGATTCTTTGTGGGACGCGCTGGTCGATCCGCGGGAGGCTTATCTCGATGACGAGGGGACGTGGTGGAACAACCTCAGCGGGGCCGGGGCGGGGTTTGTGCGCGCGGGGTTGCCGTACTTGAGCGAGGATCAGCTCGCGGAGGTGAGGCTGGAGTGTCGGCGGCTCGTGGCGACGAATGAGTTCGCCATCAACGGAGTTGAAAACCGCATCAGCTACATCGTCGGTTCGGGGCATGTCTATCGGGCGGTGCTGCGCGATGATTCGCCCAGCGGGCAGGAACTGGTGGGCGAAGTGCAGGGGGTGCTCAATGAGTTTCTGCAGGTGAACTCGTGGCACGCGCGGCAGCAGGAGATCGTCCGGCGGATGGATCGCGATGGCGAGGCGTTCTTGCGGTTCTTCGTCGGCCTCGACGGGATCACGCGGGTGCGGTGCGTCGAACCGGACCAGGTGGCGACGCCGAAGGAACTGTCGCAGATTCCGGAGGCGTCGTTCGGCGTCCATACCGAGGCGGACGACGTCGAGACGGTGCTGGGGTACTACGTCGACGGCAAGCCGGTGGAGGCGGCGTCGATTCAGCATCGGAAGGCGAACGTCGACGCCAACGTGAAGCGGGGGCTGCCGCTCTACTTTCCGGTGCGGAAGAACTTGCGGCGGGTCGAGAAACTGCTGCGGAACATGAGTGCGGTGGCGGAGATTCAATCGGCGATCGCGCTCATTCGGAAACATCGCAGCGCGCTGCGGAACGGCGTCGAGCAGTTTGTGAGCGACGGCAGCGTTGGCGGCGGTTTCAGCCAGGCGACCGGGAGGATGCGGCATTTGAGCCAGTACGCGCCGGGGACGATTCTCGATGCGCCAGCCGGCTTGGAATACGATTTTCCGGCGGCGGGCGTGAACGCCAGCAACTACGTGACGGTGCTGCAGGCGGAGCTGCGGGCGATTGCGGCGCGGCTGGTGATGCCCGAGTTCATGTTCACGTCCGATGCGTCGAACGCGAACTACTCGTCCACGCTGGTGGCGGAAGGGCCGGCGGTGAAGATGTTCGAGCGGTTGCAGGCGTCGCTGCGGAACGATGATTTGCTCGTGATGTGGCGCGTGGTGGAGAACGCGGCCGCGGCGGGGCGTTTGCCGCGCGATGTGCGGCAGCGGGTGGAGATACAGATCACGCTGCCGTCGCTGCATGTGCGCGACCAGCTGCGCGAAGTGCAGGTGGAGAAGATTGCGTTTGAGAAGGGGATATTGTCGCCGCAGACTTGGAGCCAGCGGTTGGGGCTCGACTATGACCAGGAGCAGAAGAATTTGGGGGTAGCGCGAGGGGACGTCAAGGAGTGATTTTTGGCCGGGGAGCGTGCTAACTCGCGACTTGTAACTCGAAACTAGTAACCAAACAATCTTTCAACTACCCTGCAGAAAATGGCCACCTGACTTGCTAGGATCGGTCGTATGATTCAAACGAGCAATATATCCGAGAAGGTGAGCAAGAAGGCCCAGGCTCAGGCGGAGTTCGCCAAGCTGTTGGTGGCGGCGGAGACGCGCGGATTTCATGGGACGGCGAGCATCACGCTAAGCGTGCAGGATGGGCATATTCAGCATTTAAGGGTTGCGGTCGACAGGATGGTGAGGTAGGGGAATGCTTAACCACTAAGGCACGAAGGCACTAAAGAAGACACGAAGGAGGGAAGAGCAGCACCGCCAATGAACGCAAATAGGCGCTGATAAAGGAAAAATTGTTTTTGATTAGCGTTTATCAGCGGTGCGACTGCTCCTTGCTTGCTGTTTTCTTGGTGCGTCCTTAGTGTCTTCGTGCCTTGGTGGTTAGTTTTGAAAAAAAATATAGGGTATCTGAACGAGCCAGGTTGACGCTTGGCATCGGCAAGAGCCTCGACGGTGGTGTGCGATCGGTGATCGCGCGTCGTCGTCGAGGCTCTTTTTTTTGTTGGTTGGTCGAAAGGGAGGCAACGCATGACGGAAGTTCTGCAGGAGTTCGTGGACTCGCGCGGGGTGACGCTGCGGGTTGATCGCGCGGCGGGGGTGTTGCGCGGGGTGAAGTTGATTGGGCTCGAGTCGCTCAACGGGCGGCGGTATCGGCCGGAGGCGCTCTCCGCTGCCGTAGCGCTGTACGAGGGCGCCAAGGTGAACGTCAATCATCCGAAGGAGGGGCCGCTGGCGCCGCGGGATTATCGCGATCGGTTGGGGGTGATTCGCGAGGTGGAGTTTCGCGCCGAGGAGGGGCTGTTCGGCACCCTGTACTTCAACCCGAAGCATGCCGTAGCGGAGCAATTGGCGTGGGACGCCGAGCACAATCCTCGCAATGTGGGATTCTCGCACAATGTGCTCGCGCGGCTGACGCGCGACGGGGCGCAGTCGCTGGTTGAGGCGATCACGCATGTGCAGAGCGTTGATCTGGTGGCCGATCCGGCGGCGACGCGCGGGTTGTTTGAGGAGGTCGATGCGGCGGCGCAGGAGGACGCTAAGCCGCAAGCGGCGTTGGGGGCGGAGTCGGGACTGTTGGTGCAGGAGGCGATGAAGCGGGGCGATCGCTTGGAGGCGGAGTTGAGGGAGTCGCTCGCGCGCGAAGCGTCGCTGCGGCAAGAGTTAGCGCTGCGCGAGGCGCGAGAGGCGGGCCGGCCGCGCTCTAGCGAGCCTTGGGCGCTGGCCCAGCGCGGCGCGCGGGTGGAGACGGCGCAGGAGTTTGCGCGTGCGCTGCGGCTTCGGACTTAGGAAAGGCAACCGCCAAGGACGCCAAGGGACGCCAAGGAAATGCGGGGGCGGATTTACTACGACGGCACGGCGGACACGGCGAAAGAAAGCAGAGAAGAGGAGGAGGAACCGCGGATGAACGCGGATAGACGCAGATAGGAATTTATTGGCGTTCATCGGCGGTTCCAGATGTCTTTGTCTTCCCTTGGCGTCCTTGGCGGTTCAAGTCTTCGCATTTCAATTTCAAACAGGAGAAGATTCATGAGCAATGTGATGCGGTGGCGGTATGGGGATACGAATCCGGTGGTGTTGCCGGTCGCCAGCTCGACGGTGATAGAGATTGGCGACTTTGTGTATCAGTCGGGCGGGGCGGCGCTGCCGGCGTCGGAACTGGCCGATGCGGGGACGGAGGCGGCGAATCAGGAGGCGTTTCACGATTTGTTCGTGGGCGTGGCGATGCAGGCGTCGCCCAGCGGCGTGGCCGATCCGATTCGGATTGCTACGAGCGGCGTGTTTGAGTTCGAGTGCCTGCCGGTGACGGCGGAGGTGGGCGATCTCATCGGCGTCGACGAAGAGGGGACCGGCACGGAGCTGACGACTCAAGTGGTCGCCAAGGTGGCGACGGCGAACCTGGCGGTCGGTCGGTGCGCGAAGCGGGCTAACCCGGCGGCGACGCGATTGTTGGTGGAGATCGTGAGCACGGTGCTGCGCGGCGGGCCGCAGGTGATGGCTTAGGGGGAATGACGAATGAGTGAATGACGAATGACGAATGTCGGACGCAAGCGATTGGAGATTCTTGATCTTGGGCATTCGTCATTCGGATTTCGTCATTCGTCATTTGAATCTGATTAAGGCATTGTTCTTCAGGGGGAATTCAACAGATGTCTCTCAACTACAGAGAACTGAAACGTCGGTTCGATTTGGACGGGGCGGCGCGAACGACGCAGCATTTGTGCGAGGCGCTCGCACAGCGGGATTTGGCGCCGGAGGATTTTAGTCTGCGCGATCTGGCTGAGGCGCTGGTGCCGGACGGGCGGCAGTGGGTGGGGATGCTCGACCCGCGGCAAGGGGGCGGCGTGAGCGTCATGGAAGCGTCGGACGGGCTCGATGTGACGGCGTTCTTGCAGGTCGCGGGTCAGGTAATTTTCTCGAAGATTCTCGACGCCTACGCACAAGAGGCGTTCGTCGCGTCGCGGCTGGTGCAGACGGTGCCGACGCGGCTTGATGGGGAGCGGATCCCCGGCATGAAGCGGGTGGCGGACGACGTCGACGTCGTGGCGCCGGGGATGCCGTATCCGCACTTGGGATTCGGCGAGGATTACATCGACACGCCGTCGACCTCGAAGCGCGGGTTCATCGTGCCGGTCACTAAGGAGGCGATCTTCTTCGACCGGACGCACCTGGTGCTCTCTCGCGCGGCGGAAGTGGGCGAGATCCTCGGCCTCAACAAGGAGAAGCGGCTGCTCGATCTGATTGTCGGCGTGACGAACAACTATAAGTCGAACGGCTCGGCCTACAACACGTATCAAACGAGCGCACCATGGAAGAACGTCATCACGGCGAACGAGCTTGTGGACTGGACCGACGTCGATGCGGCGGAGCAGTTGTTCGCCGAGATGATCGATCCGGGGACGGGGGAGCCGGTGCTGGTGCGGGGGACCACGGTGCTTGTCATGCCGGCGTACCGGCATGCGGCCCATCGCGTGTTCAATGCGGCGGAGATCACCTACACCGGTGGCGGCGCGGCGACGGCGACGACGGCGGCCAATCCGCTGGGGAACTACCGCGTGCATGAGAGCCGGTTGGCTTATCGACGGATCGTCGCCTCGGGCGTGGCGGCGGCGGATGCGAAGAAGTGGTGGTTCATCGGCGACTTCAAGAAGGCGTTCGCCTACATGGAGAACTGGCCGATCACGGTGACGCAGGCGCCGTTGGGGAGCGACGCGGACTTCAACAACGACGTGGTGCTGCGGTTCAAGGCGAGCGAACGCGGCGCGGCGGCGGTGTTAAACCCGCGGTATGTGGTGAAGTGCACGGGGTAGGGAAGAGGTAATCAGGAGTCAGGAGTCAGAAAAGGGGGCGGGGTGTGGGCGTCAGCGTCTTTTGCTGACTCCTGATCCCTGATTCCTGACTCCTGCTTCTGGGGGCCGTCGGTCCTTTGATGCTGGCCCAGTTGTCGCTGGATTTGGTGGGTGGTCTGGCGGCTGACGGCAGGTGCTCGGGACCGGCGGTTGGCTTGGCAGCCTCGACGTTGGGGAGCGTCGGGGCTGCCGGCCTTTTTTTGTGTGACGCTAAGCCGCAAGCGGCAGGAAGGATGAAATCATGAGCGGGGAGAAGATTTTGGCGATGCGGGAGCAGGCGATCGCGCAGATGGAGGCGCTGCTGGCGACCAGCGGGCCGACGATTACGGTTGGCGGCGAGGAGATGGCGTGGGCGCCGCTGTTGGCGGCATTGGAGCGGACGGTCGATTGGTGCGATCGGAAGCTGGGGGAGTATGAGCCGTTTGAGGTGCGGTCGCAGGGAACTACCTGAGAATGACGAATGTTTAAATGACGAATGACGAATGGGAATACGGATGCTTGATGTTGGATGCTGGAGGAGGGCTATCGTTTCGTCATTCGTCATTCGAACGTGGTGACTCGCCGGTAGAGCATGGCGATGATTTCGCTGAGGTGTTCGGATTCGGCGCTTTCGAGGATGACGGCGACTTGGGTCAGCAGCTCGCGGCGGCGGTTCGTGGCGGCGGCGTAGGCGAGGGCGCCTTCTTCGGTGAGTTCGCCGCCGACGCCGACGCGGCTGAAGTATTCTTCAAAGTCGGGCGGGGTCCAGCCGTCGAACATCTCGGGGTGACGGCGGATGATGCTCGCGGCGGAAGGGTTGGCTCGGTAGTCGAACCGGGCCGCTTCCTCTGCCGGATTGACGAACAGATCGTCGGCGTCGATCCCGAGCCCGGTCGCGAGCTTGTGGAGCGTGCGGGCGTGGGGCCGGGTCGTGCCGCGGAGGAGGCTGCGGATCGTCCGCTCGTCGAGGCCGGTGGCGTCGACCATTTGAGGCAGCGTGAGCCCCTCGCGCACCATCAGGCGGCGGATGTTCTCGCCGTGGACGGTGCGGCGGGCTGGGCGGGGCGGGGCGGCGATTGCGGGAGCTTGAGTCAT